TGTTGTCGAACCGAAAATGCATCCAACCGTTTGACTTGACGTGGCACTCACAACACTGAAGTTTCAGTTTGGTTTCCACCACTTCGGGCACATTGACTAAGTCCAGGCCGGTCTCCATTCCGTCGCGGCGAAAACTCCCGTCTTTAGTGTAGCTCTCCAGGTGTTCATAACCTGAACCGTCAGTGATAACGGCGGCGACACGATAATCTTCGCTATTCATGTCCTGGCAGAGCACGCGCACCTTGCGGCCATCGCGGGTTTGAATGGGCTTCGAAAAGTCCACACCGAATGCTGTCATTGGTCCACTCATAGTCCTTGGCCTTCCTCGCAATCAATCAGCACTTCCACGCAGGCGACGCGGTCAAACGCCGCGTCACGATTCGCTTGCTCTCTGGAGTCATGAGCACCCGCAGATATTTGATTGCGGCGGTAGATGTTCAGCCACATGGATTTCTTAATCCGCTGCGGCACGTTCACTAAGTCCAAGTCTTCCTCTCGGCCAGCGGAAGAGAATCGCCCGTCCGGCAAATAGGAGAACGCGTATTCTCTATCGGACTCCAGGACGATTGCTAGGATTGTGTAGCCGTGGCCCGCATTGTAGTCAGTGGCCACGATGCGCGCTGGCTTTCCGCTTCGCGTTTGCACCGGTTTCGAAATATCAAAATTACGATTCATATTCATTTAAGCTTCGCACTTCCCGCTCCGCGATGCAGCATGTATTTTGTGGAGGATTCGCCAGCCTCTCTAAAATGGTGGAGACAGCCTGAATCAAAACGCTCAGGTCTTTCTGCTGGCCCATTACTAACTGCTGCAAACCATCGAGGCGATTCTCTAAGGTGTTCAACACCTGCTTAATCGTGGCGTTGTTTTCGGTCAGCTTCGCGTTGATTGCCTGAAGCTCTGCGCGGGTCTGCTGCTTGCGCTCTTTGTTGGCCGCTTTGATTTCAACCAGCTTAATCATGCCAGCGCCCAGGAGAAAACGTTCAATGCGGTTCAGCAGGTCCACTGCTGACGCTTCGTTCTTCAGGTCCATCTCAGCGCGCGCAGGCGATATGTTCAGGTCGTCAGCAGTGGGCGGGCGACGGTCACGCAGCTTGTAAGGCCAGAACTTAGCCCGGCACATGTCCGCGAACCGAGACGCTTTGGCTCTGCTGTCAGGACCAGAGCCCGTCAGCAGGCCAAGCGTGGTGTTTTTACCAAGGAAGCTCATGCGCACCATAGTATAGACCTGCCCGGCGCGAGGCAGCACCGAATAGTTTTTCGGCGGGCGCAGCGCGTTGGCCTTCAGGTGTGCGTTTTCCTCTTCCGTTAAAGGAGAGGCGAATTCGAGGGCCTGGAGTTCTCTGGCCATCGCGAGGAGTGTCGGGTGCAGTGCCTTACGGCCTGCGCGCGGTATCTGTGTTTCGTTCATAACGTCTATTAGTCTCAGGTTTCGATTGATTTGTCAACCTGCATTTTTTAGGACCATAGTTCAGACACCAAATTTATGGTCTGACCTAGCTCCTTATGGACTGCATGCTGTTAGAGGGATTATATATACTCTAACAACATCGTAACTAAAAAGTTTATGGTCTACCCGCGAGATTGAGGTCTGAAGTGTGGCTCTCTGTATTGACGGCTATCTATTAAATCGACTATTCGGCGGGCAAGGCCATGAATTTGAATTTTGGTGGTTGACAACTGGAGCCCGGCCCGAGACTCTTTGGGTGAATGCAAACGATAATCGAACGCGGCCAGTTCCTCCGGGATTGGCTGAAGATGTTGGAGGCGCGAATTGAGGCGCTGCGGCCCCCGAAGGCCGGGCCTGAGTATTCTTGGTGCGGATACAGCATCGGCACAGACCGGGCCAAGTCCAAGGCGCGCCGTGAGATGTTGCCCAAATGGAAGGCGGAGCGCCCGGCCTTATCGAAGGCGCTGTCCCAGGTCAAGCTTGCCATTAGGGAATGCGACTCAGAAAAAGAATGCGGCATGGCGCGTCCGGAGGAGTATTGGCAGCGGCGCATCGGCAAATTCATTGTCCCCTGCTCATGAGCACACCAAACCAAGCGCGCCTCAAGATGACCAAGCGCCTATTCAAGGGCACGAGCGGCGAAGTCCAAAAGCTGGCAAGGCTGGCGCACAAGGAAATGCGGCTCGCTGAGCGTTCCAAATACTGGCAAGCACACCCCGAAAAACACCCCAATGAATAAAGCAATACACAAACGCTGCCCCAAGTGCGGCAAGTTCGCAGTCCGCAAAGAGATACGCCAATGCGGTGAGTGCAAGGCAGAGCTATTCTTTCCAGGCGACCAACCGTTTAAACAAGCGGTCTCCAATGTGGTGCCGTGGTTTATGTTTCTCGTGGGCGGGCCACGCGGGACGGGATGGTATCGAAAGGCTTCAATCGTTTTGCTTTATGGCAACTCCTGAACTATTGCCCGGCGACAGCGAGCGCGTCGCAGTGGCTAAAGAGAAGCTCACGCTTGCACTGCGTGCTGTTGACGCCGGTGACGTGCCAGCCAATTTCGATTTGAAGAATGCTTTTCTGGTGTATGCCAGTGTGAGCGGCGACGCGGACAAGGCAGCGATGGCGCTGGACATTTCACGCGTGGCAATCGAGCGCCTCATAATTGAGGAAGGATGGGACGCACGCATCGAAGGACTAATCCGATTGCGCAAGAGCGGCAACGGACGGCTTGTCGAGAAGGGTTTAAATCGTGCGCTGAACTTCACCCAGGCGCAACGCTTCCGCATGGTCCTTGAGAGGCTGATGCGCAGGCTCAGCGAAATGACTGACGATGAACTGATGGAGTATTCGTTTCAGACTGAGACCAGCACACACAAAGACGGAACGGTTGACGAGACCAAGCGCTTCAATGCCCGGCCATTCGCGGACCTTGCGAGCGCGATGGAGAAGTGCCACAGCCTTTCTTACATGGCGCTATGCGATACGTCCGGCGAGCGCAAGAAGCGCGAGGACGAGCACGCCGGGCCAACGGAGGCAGAGATACACAGCACCATCGCCGGAGCCATCGCCAAGATGAATACCCCAGCAGCCGGGCCGACCGGCACCGCAGTCGATACGTTATCGTTAAAGTAAACGGTATCGTTAAAGCTCATGACTAAGCGAATATCCCGACCTAGCGCCTCAGTCGCAGCAGATAACGATAACGTTATCGTTAAAGTTAGCAGGCTTCGCGGCGTCGTGCTAAAGCACGGCGGCGACCAGGGCGGCGAGGGCCTGGACCAGCGGCGCGCGGCTATCCTGGGCCAGAAAATCGCGGCCAGAACCCTCTGGGGGTGTCAAGGCCCATTAGGGCCGCTTGAAGGTAATCCCGAGCGAATTAGAAAATCTCATGGAAAAATAAGTGTCCAGAATTTAGACAGTCGTTAAAGCGCTGCAATTCGGGATAAATTATGCGAGGCTCTGGAAAATGCTAAAAGACGACCTGCTAAATCTCAAATGGGCGATACGGCGAGTTGCGGCCCGCATAAAGTATCAGGCCCGGCTTGCGGCGCTTCGAGAGGCAAACCAGTTAATCAGAGAACGGCGGGTCCGGGAAACTGGCACCGCCCTTTCCCCGGCGCATGTGGAGGCGCTTCGGCGCGCGGGAATAGCCCGGCGGAAGTTCACCCCGGAACAGGCAGCGGAACGGGCGAAAGCAAAGAGCCGTCGCACTGCCCTAGCCGCATATCATAAGAGGGCGGAGGAGATAAACGCTAAGCGGCGAGCAGACGGGACGAAACACGGCTTAGAGGCAGCTTACCGGCGGGCAATCAAAAAGCAAACCACCCGGCAGCGGCAGGAGCTTGCCCGGCTGCACGGCGCAGCGCTCAACGTCGTCTCGGCGTTTAACTCCAGAGTCGAGCAGAAACTAAAGCGCGCACTTCGCCGCCGGTTCGAGAACGCGGTCCGCACTGCGAAAAACAAATCGGCCTGGATTCGGGAGCACACTGGCATAGAACTTGCTGGTCTTCGCCTTCACCTGGAGGCACAATTCCGGCCCGGCATGACCTGGGCCAACCACGCATTTGACGGATGGCATATTGACCACAGGAAACCCCTGGCCGCTTTTGACTTAACCTGCGAAGCGGAACGGCGTCAAGCATTTCACTACACAAACCTGCAACCGCTTTGGGCCGAAGAAAACTTTGCCAAGCGGGACAAAGCGCTGCACTCCGGTCTCCCGTAAGGTAAGCTTCACCATGCGAAATAAAGAATTGGAACTGGACCGGCACTTAGCCCCTGGCTTCGTAACCCCGGCGAGGCTGTGGCGTTCAGGCCACAAGCGACTGGCCTTCAGACTCGCAGCCCCTTATAATTCCGTGTCGCTGCTTGCAAGGGATATTTACAAGGAAGGCGTCCGGCGGCAACTAAGCGCTGCATGGGTGCCGCGCCGTGTGTTAAGCTGACGTATGACAAAGCAACGCAAGCGCCAGACTGTTCCAAGTGGAACAGAAAAAAAATTGGTGGGACGAAGAGTGGTTTCTCGAATGGCTGCGACTCGCAAGACACCAGCAATGAAAAAATTCACCGGATGCCAGGGAGAAACGGCTTATGACGCGTAAACTCCCCCGAGTAGTCGAGCGGCCTTTGCAGATGGGACAATTTACGCCCAATGCAAAAGGTCGTGACTTGATTGAACTGGACCCCAGCCTGACACCAAAGCAACACCTGGACACTTTGCTGCACGAATTGATTCACTGTTTCGCGCCTTTCATTGACGAGCCCTATGTCGAGGAAATCGCAACCGGCCTTGCGAAAGTTTTGTGGCGCGAAGGATACCGTCATGGAAAAAGAAAGTAAAATTTTCGTTACCGGTCACACGGGTCTCGTGGGCTCCGCGTTGCTGCGGGTGTTGTATGACCAGGGATACAAGAACACGGTCACCTGCACTCGGAAGGAAGTAGACTTGACAGACCCGATTGCGGTCCGCTGGTTTTTCTCCGTCCACAGGCCGGAGTATGTTTTCGCGTGTGCGGCGCGTGTCGGCGGCATTAATGCCAACAATAGATTTCCGGCTGAGTTCATTGGGGAGAACTTGCGGATTGAAGACAACCTTCTCCGCTACGCTCACGCCTATGCTGTCCAGAAGCTTTTGTTTCTCGGCAGTGCGTGCATCTATCCCAGGGTTGCACCAAGCCCGCTCAAGCCGGAATACCTTTTGACCGGGCCACTCGAACCGACTAACTCATCCTACGCGATGGCAAAATTAGCTGGCATAGAAATGTGTCAAGCTTACCGAAGACAATACGGAGATAACTTTATCTCCTGCATTCCCACAAACCTTTATGGACCCAAAGACCACTACTCACTTGAAGACTCACACGTTATACCTGGAATGCTTCGACGATTTCACGAGGCGAAAGAGTCTGGAGCCCATGCGGTCACCTTGTGGGGAGACGGAAGTCCGGTCCGAGAGTTTCTGTATAGTGAAGACTTGGCAAGGGCACTCGTTATCCTTATGCGTGGTTACTCTGGAGCGGAGCCGGTCAACGTGGGCAATTCATCAAACGTTTTCGAACTTCGGCACGTCGCAAATTTTGTCGCGCAGACGGTAGGCTTTCACGGAGAAATCCGCTGGGATACCACGATGCCCAACGGGACGCCCGCTAGGTATCTGGACAACTCGGAAATTTTAGAGCTTGGCTGGAAACCGGAAATCAGTTTCACGGTTGGCCTTGCGTGTGCATACACGGACTTTATTTTTCGCCAATGAAAAGAGCACTCATTATAGGAATCACCGGGCAGGACGGCGCGTATCTTGCGTCGCTACTCCTCTCCAAAGGCTACAAAGTTTTCGGCACCATGCGCCGGGCAAGCACACCGAACTTGTGGCGGCTTCAGAGATTGAACATTGAGGACGCGGTCACATTGATATATGCTGACTTAGCCGATGCGAACTCTCTGGAGCGCGCCATCGACATTTCAGAACCGGACGAAGTTTATAACCTGGGCGCAATGTCCCATGTGAAAGTCTCTTTTGAAAACCCGGTCTACTGCGCCGACGTGACCGGCACCGGGGTAACGCGGCTGCTGGAAATGCTGAAGAACTCCGTCACCAGATTTTATCAAGCGAGCAGCAGTGAAATGTTCGGCTCGACGCCTCCCCCTCAGCATGAGCAGACGCCGTTTCACCCGCGCTCACCTTACGGGTGCGCTAAGGTCTTTGCCTACAACTCGGTGGTGAATTACCGGGAGGCGTATGGGATGCACGCGAGCAACGGAATCCTTTTCAATCATGAATCTCCTCTCCGGGGAGAGAACTTTGTCACCCGGAAAATCACCAAAGCGATAGGCGCAATCCGGCGCGGAGAGCAAGACGAGTTGGAACTCGGCAATATTTACGCCCGGCGGGACTGGGGCTTCGCCGGTGACTACGTGAAGGCTATGTGGCTGATGTTGCAGAAGGAATCGCCAACGGATTTTGTCGTCGCCACAGGGAAGCATTACTCCGTGCGGGAGTTCGCAGAGGCAGCGTTTAAACACGTTGGCCTGGACTGGAAAAAATATGTGGTGACAAACCCGGACCTGTGCAGGCCGACCGAAGTTGACGACCTGCTGGGGGACGCGACCAAAGCGGCGCTGCTGCTGGACTGGCGTCCCCAGGTGACCTTTGACGGGCTTGTCCGAATGATGGTGGACGCGGATTTGTAAGGTTGACTTATTAGTCTCTTCAAGAGACTATTGGAGGATGCCGTGGCGCTCACGTTATAAAAAAGCGCTGCAATTTTCAACACAGCAAACTAATCTATTGTATGACTGAAGCTCCGAGCATAATGCTCTTTTTGATTGTGGCCGCTGTCGCCTTCGCTGGCAAGGTGGTCCTGATTACTGGCGCGGTTTGGTTTCTGATGCGCCAGTCGAAACGGTTTTAATTCTTTGAATTTGCGGGGTATATCAAGGGTCAGATAGTCGCCCTCATAAGGCGAAGGTTGGTGGTTCGAGTCCTCCTCCCGCAACCAACTTCCAGCGACGCCAAGAGCAAACTTGGACCAAACCGTTCGCTAAAAGCAGAGATGGAAGCTGCGAATAGCTGCCTCCGTGCTGTGGGATACGTATGCCCGAAAGCCGACCAGCAACGTAATGAACAGTCGCGACGCCGCTCGCCGGGGCAGGCATCAGGAATGCATTCGAATACTGAAATCGCGAGCGGTAAAACTCCATCAGTCCTCGGCGTTAATTTTTCGAGCCTGACATTTTCTTCCGGAGGAGAGACTACTTAGACGTATGGCACACACATTCTCAACGGCTGAATACAACAAGTTGGTTGCGGCCTCGCAGGCGATGACCTTGACGAGCGCGACGGAACTTCCTTTCGATTCGACTATCATCGAGCGAACGGCAGTGGTTGCAGTTTCCTCCGGATTCGCTGCTTCGAGCGGCGCGTTCCTGGAAGCTTGCAAACTGAATCCGATTTCCACCTTGCTGAATTTCATCGCCTTCATCGGCAAACCCTAACCGGTTATGTCTGCGGCGGCTGACCTGGACGCCCTCATTGCTGACTTCGGTCAGTATGGGGACTTGATTACCACTGGCGACACAGTGGACCGGATGCAACGCGTCATCGTGGCACTTTCTGACGGCACCCTTAACCCAGCAAACAGCGACCTTGGGATTGATTCTATGAATTGGCTTTGCAAATTAATTAAGTATCTCGGCTCCAAGGTAGCAACTCCTCCAGTTATCGGGGTGAGCACTGACCTAATCGGATACAATTTATACGGGGACGCTCCGGGTATGTCCAGCGTGCTCACGTTCACGATGACGGAAAGTCTCGGCGGATTTTTCCTTGCGTTTTTTGCCGGGCTCCTTGAAATCCGTTTTCCGAATCTCACGCAGATAGACCCGTTGAACGCTCAGAACGGCGGCAGCGGCATCACCATCACAGACAACGCTATTCTGAAGACGATTGACTTTCCGTTGCTTACGACCGTGGGGGCAGGAAACAATATTTCGATTCAAAACAACGGCGCGCTGACGGCGGTGAACCTACCAAACTTTTTGCCGGGCAACGGGCAACACGTAATCATCCAGAGCAACTTTTTGCCGTCTGCCCAAGTGAACGCGATTCTAGCGCGGTGCGTGGCCAATCCTGCTTTTGTTACTGGCAGTGTCGGCCTTCAGCAGAATATCCCGGCTCCTCCGACTGGCCAGGGCATCGCGGACAAAGCAACTTTAATAGGACGGGGAGTCTCCGTCTTTACGGATTGACCGGGCCACTGAATAATCAGCCCCAGGTAATACACCTTAAATGGTGAATAAGCAGCCCTTCAAAGTGATTTGAGGGGCTTGCTATTGCCGGACGGTGTGCGAAGCTTAGACATGAATGAAAAAGAAAAAGCGGCTCAGGCAGCCCGAGAAAAAGAATTCCGAGACCGGCTCGCAAGGGCCGCGCAGATTCGGGCCAAGCGCAACGCGGACGTTGCCCGGCTGGCGGCGTTCTACTGTGGAAGGCCGGTGACCCTGTGAACACGATTACCTTGTTGCTAGTGCTGATTCTCGTTACGTCCCCCGGATGGTCAAAGCTGGCTGACGGGATGCTTTCGACGGTCTGGACCTTAGTGAAGCTGGCCTTTTGGCTCGCTCTGACCGGCGGGATTGTATGGCTTGTCGCACGTTACTGGGAAGGGATTCTAACAGTGCTGGGGCTGGCGGCGGCGTGCATCATAACCCAGTGCGTTTTTGTCGGCCCCCGGCTGCTGCACGACTGGTTTAGCCGAAATCCGAAGCGCTCCCTCGCTGCCGAAATTTCAGACAAAATTCATCGCACGTATTATCAATGAAAACTTTTGCGTATCTCCGCGTAAGCGGACACTCTCAAATCGACGGCGACGGCGAGCGGCGGCAGTGCGACGCTGTCGTGGAATTCTGCCGGGTGAATATCCTGGATTTGCACTTCGAAAAATTTTTCGATGCTGCGGTCTCTGGCACGGTGGATGGTATGGACCGGCCCGCGCTCGTGAAGCTCTTAGCGACCGCGCAACCCGGCGACGCAATCGTGGTTGAGCGGCTTGACCGGCTCGCCCGCGAATTGATGATTCAAGAATTTATTCTGAAGGAATGCCGCCAGCGCGGGATTAAGGTTTTCGCGACTGACCAAGGCGGGCTTTATGACCAAGCAAGTAATCAGGCCGACCCGACCAGGATTTTAATCCGGCAAGTCATTGGAGCCGTAGCGCAGTGGGAGAAATCCGTCCTCGTTATGAAGCTCAAAAAGGCCCGCGACGAGAAACGCGCCCGTGGTGAATACTGCGGCGGCAACACTCCCTACGGCACCCAGCCGGGAGAGTGGGAAACTTTGAACGCTATGCGCACGTTGCGCGAAGCGGGAGAAAACGACAACACGATTGCAGGCACTTTGAATGCTGGCAATTACCGAACCCGGACCGGCAAGCTCTGGAAACAAAAAGGCGTGCGGCAGATTCTCAACGGATGGGGTCTCCGCTCGCATCGAAAGGACGTAGCAGTATGAGAGGCGGACGGTTTCAAGAAAGATTGGCCAGCCGGGCGACCGGACTGGACGCAGTGGACGAGGCGAATGCTCTCCGCAAAGAGCAGTGCGAGTTGCGGCTCGCGCGCATCGCGAACGGCAAGGAACCAAGTCACCAAAATGGCCCCTGGCCTAGCCATAGCCAGGAGAAAGGGAAACCAATGAAGTAATCATCGTTTAAACAGAGAACTCTAGCTAGAGCCGGGGCCTTTCGAGGACCGGCTCTTTTTGCATTTTGTTCCTACACTTTGTCGTTGAAACAGAGACTATAGAGTGTATATGGTAATCCTTGCTAGTATTGTGGGGGGCGTTGCCCTCCTTGTTGTCGGCGCTGTATCTGGTGCTATTGGCGTTACCCTCTTCTACCGCAGGAATGCGGCGAAGCAGGCGCAAGTCAATGTCATTGTGGACAAAGCCGCGACCAAACTGTAACCAAATCAACGGGCGCTTGTAAGAAAAACTGCCTAGTTTTTGTTACAGCCCCGCCTTTAATTTTATGAACGTGTTCCTAGTTTACAACCAGCGCCACCTGGAGGCGCTCCGGCTGATTGCGCAAAGCTGGACGGCGAACGGATGGCGCGCCCGGCTCTATCTCCCCAGGACGACCCCCAGGCCAAAGCGCGGCTCCGTTATGATGGATTCGCGGGTGGTCAACTTCGGATGCCGCCCAGGGCAGCGCCGGAGGATTGCAGTGTATGGCCGTAAGGGATGGCAGCGCGCGAAGCTGGTGAAGTTCCCGAGCGGGAAGCTGGACCAGATTTTGACCTGCGGGCGCAATGTTACCACATAAGCCAACGCATGACGCCGCCCTCGCCGTCGCTGCGCTACTGCACAAGCAGCAGCATATCGACGCCGCCCGGCTCGTGTCCGATTTCGTGGGCCTTCCGTGCGCACTGAAGCCGCAGGACGACCCGGAAAAAGCGCACCCGATTCTGATTAATTTTCTGCACTCCATTATGGAGGCGAACGGAATGGAGGAAGCGGCGCAGATGCTTTGGTCTCCAAACCAATTTACGCCGGACCCGCACTCCGTGAAACAGGTTTGGGACTTGTTCGCTACGGCGGACATGGGCCTCATCATGGGCGCGGCCAAAATGGGCAAATCCTACGGGATGGGCGTCCGGCTTTTTCTTGAATGGGTCCGGGACCCGGAGTGGACGACGATTCGCGTGGTAGGCCCCAGCGAAAACCACCTGGAGCAGAATCTTTTCTCTCACATTGTAGCGCTGCACGCAAACGCAACTCTCCCGATGCCCGGCCAGATTGGCGACCTGTTTATTGGAATGAACCGGCGCGATTTGCTCTCCTCGATTTCCGGCGTGGTCATCCCGAAGGGGAATGTCAAAAAGGCCGGGCGACTTCAGGGGCAACACCGGAGACCGCGTCCGCAGCCTCACCCGAAATTTGGCCCTCTCTCACGACTCTTTATTTTTCTCGATGAAATCGAAAATGTCCCTGATGGTATTTGGCTCGACATTGACAACGTCCTTTCCGAAATCGAAGCGAAGGGCGTGGGCGGATTCAAAATTTTTGGTGCTTATAACCCAACGGATGCCTCTAGCAAAGTGGCTCAGCGCGCGGAGCCTCCCGCTGGTTGGTCAAACCTGGACGAGGATAAAGATTACCGATGGAAATCTACCCGTGGGTGGGACGTGGTCCGCATCGACGGGGAGCAATGCGAAAACGTTCTCCAGGGCCGGATAGTTTACCCAGGTCTCCAAACGCAGGAAGGTCTGGCCAGCATTGCCGCCAACGCGGGCGGCAGGAACGGCAGCGGCTACCGGACGATGGGGCGCGGCATGTATCCGACGATGGGCCTCGAAGCTACCGTGATACCGCCGGGGATGCTGGACAAGTGGCGCGGCGAGTTCATTTGGTATCGTGAGCCGGAGCCGGTGTCAGCAACGGACCTTGCACTTGAGGGCGGCGACGACGCAATTCATATAGTGGGCCAGTGGGGCCTCGCCAGCGGAATAAAACTTCCTCCGAGTCTGGAATTTCCGAACGGGCGCAAGGTGATGTTCAAAGGGCCGAATCCTGGAGACCGAGTTGTCCCCAGGTGGGGCCTGCAA